TGTTAGTGACGTTTATGGCGCCACTCCAAATCTGCGTTTTTATGTAAGCAATCCAAGCGGTGGAGCGGCTAATCCAACAGAGCGGATGCGCATTGACAAATTAGGCCGTGTAGGGATTGGCACTACGAGTCCTAACGGCAATCTTCATGTCTCTGCTACTACCACTGCCTCGGTTGTCGTAGAGCAATCGGATGGCGCATCGACAAACCGACAGAGTTGGATCCTTAAAACAGCCAACCAATTGCAGCATCAGACTCGCAGCAGTACTGGCACGTTTGTCAGCGTTGACTATATAGCCAACACAACAAGCAGCGGAGTTGATCACCACGCCTGGCATATAACTGGAACCGAACGCGCCCGCATCGACTCCAGCGGACGCCTGTTAGTTGGCACGTCTAGTAGCCGTCAATCCAACGGTGGGCTACAAGTTGAATCTACAGCAGGCAATTCGTTTGTATACATCACCAGAAATGTTAATAGCGCAAGCGGCGTAGAGCTAAATCTTCAGAAGTCAAGGGGATCTACTAATGGATCTTTTACAGTAGTTGCAGCAGAAGACGAAATTGGACGGGTCAGTTTCAACGGAGCTGACGGTACTGCTGACATTTGTGCTGCACGTATCACTGCAGTCGTAGACGGCACCCCTGGCGCTAATGACATGCCAGGACGCTTAGTGTTCTCGACTACTGCCGACGGGGCGAGTTCTCCGACGGAGCGGATGAGGATTACAAATGGAGGGTTAATAGATATTGGGGGTTCGTATAGCGTTGGGGCTAATGGAATACGCTTCGATCCCCAAGGATCTAACTTTAGCCGTAATACAACTTCTTCAGCTACTCAGATTGCTTTTGCTAATCCAAACGGAATTGTAGGGACCATTACAACAAGTGGTTCTGCGACTGCCTACAACACCTCATCCGATTACCGCCTCAAAGAAAACGTCGTTGCGCTAACGGGTGCTACTGATCGCCTCAACCAGCTTCAGGTTCACCGCTTTAACTTCATCGCAGATCCTGCCAAAACGGTAGACGGCTTTATTGCTCATGAGGTGCAGGATGTTGTTCCTGAAGCGATCACTGGCGAGAAAGATGCAGTGGATGATGAGGGCAATCTTGAGTACCAAGGCATCGACCAGTCCAAACTAGTGCCCCTGCTGACTGCTGCGCTGCAGGAAGCCATCGCCAAGATCGAAACCTTGGAAGTTCGACTAACTGCCCTTGAAGCCCAGTAGTCCCCTTCACTTCTATGCCTGACCTTTCTGACGACGCCTACGAAGTAGCAAACCAAGTGTTTGAGAAACACGCAGGCGAAGGAACCCACGGCCTTGAAATGAACCGCAATGAGTTCCTTGACGCCATTGAGGAACTTTTTCAGCGGCTTAGTCTCTGGGCTTAGCCCTCTTAGTCTTTGACACCAGTTGGCGTGGTTGACAAAAGGAGGGCTGCATCGTAGTGTGCGGCTCTTCTCGTTTCATACCATGCCGACCACGCTCGCTGAACTCTGGAGCGCCTTCGTCGAAGAGCGTTCAATTTCCCTGTGCCCCACCAGCCTTACGTCAGATTATCGGCAGGTGACCAAATGGTTGGGGCGATGCCCCATTCAAGATTTTGAAGAAGCACGCAAGATCATGATCTGGGTCTTGGGAGAAAAACCAGTGCTTACATCCAGACGCGTTGCCATGTACACAAAAACAATGTACAAATGGGCAGCACAAGAAGATGTTGCTTACATCACCCGGAATCCCCTGGCAAGCTTCAAAATGCCTAAAGCGCCTCAACGGGACGAAGAAGTTATTGTTATTCCACGAAATGAAGTGGGTCTTGTGCTTGCCGCCCTGGAAGCAAAGTTAAGCTACAAAAACATTAATTGGGCTTGGTATACAGAATTCATGCTTCAAACCGCGATGCGTACAGGAGAAGTACGAGCATTGCTTTGGGATGACATTAAGGACAACAAGATTCTTGTTCATCAGAATTACACATTGACGCACGGCTTAAAAGACAGCACCAAAACCAACAAACGTCGCTGGGTGCCGTTAAACGGTAAGTGCCAAGAAATCTTGAAGCAACTCCCGCAAAATGATCGCTTTATTTTTCCATGGGACAGGCTTGCTTTTCAAAGTTATTTTCGTAAAAAATTACAGCCCCTCCACCAGGGCGAATTAATTACGCATCTGTATCGTCCTTATGATTGTCGCCATACGGCTATTAGCCGCTGGATTGAGGCAGGCATTCCAGTACCGCAGGTGGCATCTTGGGCTGGGAATACAAGCGAGATTATTTTCAAACACTATTGCAACAGCACGAAAGAATATGAAATGCCTGAATTATGAACGGTTTACCGAAGATGCTTTTGCTCATTTGTCTTTTAAACTAACTAAGAACGTTTTGTTTGATCATGGCCTCTCAAGCTATTGAATTTTCCTGGAACATTGCCAATCTTGAACACACGCTTTCAGACGGTATTGTCTACACGCTTCATTATACGATTGACGCTTTTGACGGCACGTATCGTTCAGGAGCGTATGGATCTCTTGGGCTTGAACCGCCCGAAGAGGACGATGCCATTCCTTATGGCGATCTCACCAAAGAAATTGTAGTGGGCTGGCTGCTCGACAAGCTTGGTGAAGAGAAAGTGGCAGAAGTGGAAGCTGCCCTACAGGCTCAAATTGATGAGCAAAAAGCTCCCACTAAAGGTGCTGGTGTGCCCTGGGCTAGTTAGTATTCTTCTTTCGCTGCCCTCCATTGGCCGTTAAAAGCAAACTCGGAGCATCATCCTCCAAGCGCATCATTGTTAGCAAGCCTAAGCGCACGCGACAAGGGCAAGGCAAAAACAGCAAACCGTCCCATGGTCGTAAATCAATGCGAGGGCAAGGCAAATAATTAAAGGGGCCTTCGGGCCCCTTTTTTATGGCAGTACAATGAACAAGTAATGATTAGTCATGGGACAGATTGGATGGCGGGAACTGTTCTAAAAGCTAGACTAGGGCCGCATTAGCGGCCCTTTCATGGAAGACCTTTGGTACAAGCAACAAGTGGAAGCTCTTAGCGAAGCCATGCAAGAGCTGCTTTGCAATGATGATCCAGAAAGCGTTAAGCAAGGACTGCGTGATGCCATTGCCGAATGGACAGACCATCACGAGCAAGAGCTTAAGAAATGGACGGCCCTGAAGGCAAGCTTAGGGCTCTAGGCGGTAAGTAATGCGGAGTTCGCCTCCAAGGGCCTTGACAGCCTCGCTGGCATTGTCTGGCGGCGCTTGTTCGATCATCACGGAAGGAACAATGGCGTCAGGAAGGGCTGTGATTTTGGCGGCAGGAAACAGTTTCTGGGCTTCATCGACTAATGCATTTGCCTTGGTTTTTCGTTCTTCTTTTTCCCATTGTTTGACCAACAAGGCAGCTTGCTGGTCTACTTTCTCCATGACAATTTTTGTTTTCCATTCTGCCCAATCAGGACGACAATAAATCATAAGCATTTTGAACCATGGCTTAAAAGCAAGAGAGGGCCACTTGGCAGTGGCCCATAATCCTGCTTCATAACACAAGGCATTAGCCCAGGATTGTTTGCTCATCCTTCCTGATAGACACTTACAAAGACAGTGCCAAATTTAGTTAGCGGCAAAATATTGGTTTTTAAATGAATATTATGACAACGCACACAACCATGAGTGGGGAATAATTTTTGCATTGGAGACCATGCACCCGGCCAGCCACATGCAGAGCCGCCACCATGAATCATGATCCCAGCGCGGCCATATTTGTTCTCCTGGTTTTCTAGCTCCACCATGTCAAAGCTATACCAGCCATAGGCCATGAGGGTGCGATCATATGCAGGCTTATCACCTACCTTCTCATAATCTTTATATACTTGACCAAGCTTATAAAGCCCAGGAGGCGTATCAGAATTTGTCAGTTTAAATTCAAAATCGCTGTGCTGACCACGAGCCAAACAAGGAATTTCCCATAACAATGCACCGGCATAATTATATGCCCTCATTGTTTCGCTAATGTCATTGACAATTAAATGGGAATCACCTTGTTTAAAGCCAAAATTTTGAGGACGTTTTTTAGGGCCAACCATGATAATTTTTGAAGATTCAGGAGCGTATTCCTTCATCAAACGTGAAAGTTTGGCGGAATATTCGGGATCAGTGGCATAACGCTGCTCGTATAAAGCACGGGCAGCAGCGTAACGATTGGGAGAATTGTTAATGCCTTTGAAATGGCGATAATCCTTATACCATCGCGTGACGAGATAGTCAAGGCAAGCTTCAATGGAAGGAAAATCAATGAAGCCAGCAGTGATTGTCACCCATTGACCGTCATACCACTCTTGCGTGGTTGTGGCAGTGCCAGGCCCTTTTAGCCCCAGGTAGTTATTCTTGCCAGACGTATGCTTGCCAAAACCACTTTCTAGACAGCATTGAGCCGCCACAAGTTCGGGATAGCGCGAACCAAGCCGTTTAGCAATGGTAAAGCATTTGTCCCAGAAAGCCTTATTGTCGGCTTCCATTGTGCTTTATTTCCCCACGCGGAAAATAGTCTTCAAGCCTTCCATGAGAAGTTGAAGCATGTTGTTGCTCTTAAGAGGGGAACGATCAAGAATTTGATCTGCAGCGCCAATAAGGATGCCGCCAATAATGAACCATTCTGCGCCAGACATGGTAATAACAGTAAAAGGCTGTATTTATAGCCTAGCGACGAATTTCCAAGGAGCGCACACGCGCTTCTAAGGCCGTGATATTTTCAGTGAGCGTATCTAGTTTTTCCGTGATGCTTTCAATTTGAGTGACCACCTTTACTTGCTGATTGCCCACAGCAATCAGCATGGCTCCAGTAGAGAGCAGCATGCCAGCAGTCATTGTGACCACAAAATTAGCCAAACCTTCTTGAAAGCTCTTCATTGGAGGCGGTTCATATCCTAATTATAAACACTCTCCGAGGCTTATTTTTGGGCGATAGATTAGGAGCAGAAAATTAAATAACGTCATGCTTAGAGCGAATAGTCCCGATGAGCTTTTACATTCTCTCATTGAACTTCGCCCTGGAGATGCCCGCCGACGTTTTAGAAAAAGTATTTTTGAAGACTATCCATTGAAGGGTCCGTTTGGCCATTGTGCTTGCGCTTATTGCGGCAAATGGAGCGAAAAGCTTACCATTGATCACATTGTGCCAAAAAGCAAAGGCGGCCCTCATTTTGCAAAATATAATTTAGTGCCATCATGCAAAAGCTGCAATCTTGATAAAGGAGCCGAGCCTGTTTTTGAATGGTGGCGACCTCAGCAATTTTGGACTGCCAAGCGGGAAGAACTATTAACAATGTGGGTGTATCAGCATAGCTTTGTAAGTGCTCATACTTCACTGCAGGATGTTGAAGCCTATGCAGAACAGCGCGGTCTTTATATTCCATCGCAAGAAAAAGCCCCCATTGTTGGGGGCTTTCTTTTAGGCGAGGCTTTTGCTGCTTAACTGTCATGCACTGGCTCAAAGAAAGAAGTGCTGTTTGATGGGAAATCCATCCTGAAGCCAGAGATTAAATCGGGACTGGCTGCGCCAGGTATAGGGCAGAAGCCATCTTTGCAATTATTTTCAATGGCATCTAAAGCTTCAGCTTCTTGATCGCTTTCAAGGGCAAAAATGAGAGTTTTTAAATACCATTTAGCTTTCTTCAAATCTTCTAGACCATTTTTCTTTTCATAGCGCCACAAATATTTAATTGCATTTCCTTTTAGGAAACCGCGATAAGCTTCTTGGCTCATGCAACTTTCCATGGCTTCAATGGCTTCAATGCCACCAAAGGCATAATGAGCGGGACGGTCTACGGGGTCAAACACTTTAGGAAATCCTTCAATGGGAAATGGTTCAAAAGGAAGAGCCATTGGCTTCAAAAGCATCAAATGCTTCAGGCACTATAGGCCGTGCAAGCGTATGTAATGCTTGCGCATAGGCTTGAATTTCGCCCTGTGCATCATGAGCATTGCGAAGACTGAGAAAATGCAGAAGCGCTTGCAAGCTGCAGGTCCAGACAAAGCTGGTATAAGCGGCAGTCGGCATGACGCCACGCGCCTGCTCCCTGCTCACCCCCATCGCCAGAAGGGTGTTGTAAGCCTGTTTAGCGGCCTGTAAGCCCCTGGCATATTCAATCATGCAGGAATGGTTAAGCCCCTCCTCGATGGGCCCTGCAGAGGCTTGCTTATTGTTGTCGCTTTGATAACGGAACTGGCGAGGCATGTAAAACTGATCTTCCTCAGCTTCGCAATAACGAAAGCTTTTTTCGTTCCAGCCCAGTTGATCATTGGCATAGGCTCCGCCAATAACATGCTTCCACCATTGGCGAGCAATGAAAAGCGGGGCCTTTACTTGCCATTTGAACACGACGCCACGGAACGGGCTGGTGTGTTTGTGCTTGACGAGATAGTTCAAAAGCTTTTGATCGCGCTCTGACCATGCGCCTTGCTCCGTGTCAAAACTTTGACGAGCGTCAGCAACAATGTCAACAGCGTTTCCCATCCAATCAATGAGGCGCACCATGCTGATGCCGTCTTGGAGAGGGTCAATGGGAGCCATGGAACAGTGCGGCGGGGCGCAAGCGTTGCATGCTGATTGTAGGGCTAATCTCCGTCTCGTCATGCCAAATGACCACTGCTTTTCGCCGTCTGCCTTGCTCGACAAAACCAATGAGCGTGCCAATTAAGCTACTGGCCATCCAGCCAGCAGCCGTGGGTTGAATGTAGACCACTTCCTCGCCTGGTTGCCACTGATAGCAACGAGGCGTGCGCGGAAGCCAGTAGGGACGGTAGTCCGAAGCTCTTGTTACGGCCTTCCTTCCATCGTCCACGCGGTAAACAAACTGCTTGCCATATCTCTTTATCGTTAGGCTAGGGCAAGAATGGAATGAACAATGGTGCATTTTTCTATTCCAATTGAACTAAGCTACGATGGTCGTAGTTATATGGCTGCCATGGGACCATTTGAACGTAGTTTGGAGCGTGATTTCTCTTTAGCCATCAACAAGAAGGCTTTAGCAGAATGCGATGACATTGACAAACTGCGGGAAGTGGCTGGCAATTTGCTGGAAGGCTGGAGCAATATGCAAGGCGCTGTTGGCGCCTTAGTCAAAGAAAACCTTGAACTGCGGCAGGCTATGGCCATTCGTGATTACGACTTGCAAGCTGCTTCAGACTTGCTAGGAGAAGCGGCAGAGGCTATGCAGCATCAAGCGCAGCAGCAATCTTCCCAAGCCAAAAAGCGTCTTTGGCCGTTTGGCTAGTTAATAAATACACTCGCCATCCACACATTGTGGCAAGGTTGAACTTACGGGCATCTCGCTCGTAGCCACTGCCAGTGACGTGACGGCCTCTATTAAAAGTGCCGCCCTGGATTTCAATGAGACTACGGGATGGTAAGTGAGCGAAATCAGCTCGATAACGCTTTGATCGTTTTGATTTTGCATAGCGTTCCTGAAAATCAGTTTCCCAAGCTTCCACATCACTAAATTCTCTTACCAATGGAAGGGAAGGAAAATTAGCCTGCCAAAGCCCAAGAAACTGATCTTCAAGAGCACTCACCTGCTAGACGGCAGCAAGTGTCACTTTAGCGCCTTGATTTTGATACTTAC